GGGGTAACTCCAACTGAACGGAGGGTGACAACTGCGTGAGCAGTGAGGAAATCATATCATGTCCATCCAGCGGAAGCAACTTGTTTGACATCTCTACGTCTAGGTAAAGATGTGCCTTCACCAACACTGGTGATATGCAGCATCAGATACTGTAGCGCTTCGGCCACGTGCGAATGTTTGTTCTTGTCAATATCTCCGTCGCCTTTGGGCTTGTAGCGATACCCGCCCATCATGGCGGCTTTAAGCTGTGTGCACCCCGGGTCTACGAGAAACGCTGGGTCGCCGTCCACCTGACGCATGAGGAAGTCATCAACCGCATTGATCCGAGCCGAGATGTTGTTGGTCTTAGCAGGGATAACCCTTAGTCCTTCTGCTTTGATGATGTCCACCGCCGAGCGTTCATCGGTCTGCGCCCGCTGTATGCCCGCCGGGTCGGTGACGATCATAATGGGTGCACCACCGAACCGCTCGTAGATCAGTGGTTTGAGCATGGTACGCACGAAACGCTGGATGCCCATATCAAACGATACACATTCGGCAAGTATCAGGGCACGACCCCGAGGGTCTTGCTGCCCAAGGATGGCTGCGGGGGTAAGCCCTAAGTCCATGCCTACGACGATGGGGCGAACTCCATTACTGATGGGGCGGAGCTTTTGCTTAGCCATGTGGTAGTCCGGCCTGAAGTATTTGTACACCGGCATACCCGCACTTGACAGTCCATACTCTCCGTCGATGTATACACGGACGTATTCTTCGCTGCGACCTTGGGTATCGTAGTAGCCCTCGGGCAGGTTCTCGACATTCTCTGCATACACACTGCGTCCGGACGGCTGTTTGAAAACATCCCACCCGTTGTTGTTAGGAGATACGCCGTCCTTAACGTCCAGCCCCTCCATCTGGTAGTACCACCACGTATCCATAGTCGGTGGGTTGGTGTCGCCCCACATTCCATGCCACGTCGGGCCGCCGTCTTTGGCCGAGGGGAATCGTCCGATACGTTTGGACATCGCGTCCATGATGTCGGGGTGAATGTCTCGACACTCGTTGAACCAAGCGAAGGACAACTCCAACGAGTTCAAGTTGGCAACGTCGTCTGCATCGTCCAGTGCTCGGAACATAATCTCGCACTCGATGTCGCCCACTTTGAAGAAGTAAGTCTTGGTGGTGCGCATGTAGTCACCACACACCCCCGGTGGAAACCAATCGAGGAACGTCTTAATCGTCGTGTCCTGCAACTGGCGTGCAGTCTCACGCACAATCGCCGCCCGTGTTTTGCGTATGCCTTGGGCATTGGGTTCTTGCATCGACGCTCGCCGCACAATCTCAAACGAACAAGTTACGGACTTGCCGGAACCGACCGGCCCCATCAACACCCGCATCTTGCGGTCTGACTCCATGAACTTCTCGCCAGTTGGCGGCGGTGTATAGTCAATATCAAGTGCCATTAGGCGCTCCTACCAATAGGACAACAAACTCACGCCCCCGCTTTTTACTGCGGGTAATCTTGGTCTGAAACGAAACGCTGGCGCGACCAAGCGCGTTCTCGAGCATAATAGCTTCGGAGGCGCTTCTTAGTTTGACGGCTTTAAAGCCGTCATAGGTTTGGGTAAAGAGTTCTTCAATGTTCGATGGGAGTTGCATCCACTACCTCAGATTGGTTGTCAATAATTTGTACTGCGTGCTGTTGGCCGCCCAAGTTTATATTGATACGAACTCCGCCGCCATTGCCTTCGTTGGTAACTTCACCCTTTGGCTCCAAGCCTGCCCACTTAACAGTGGACTTAATCAGGTCGGCCTTGACTGCGGGTGAAACTGCGGAGTCGTGAATCAACATCCAAGATGTGGTGAGGAGTTCTTCAGCTTGCGCACGCGCCTTGAGCTTGAACGTCATCCCTTTACTGCGGATTTCCTCACGGTAGGCATCCACCTTCTTGAGGAAGATGGGGTCGGCATTAAACGACAGTACATCGGTAGACGAAATCTGATGCCGCCCTATAACTTCTTGCAGCGTCTCTCCGCTACCTTCCAAAGTTAGGGCAATATCGAACGCCAGCCTGTCTGACCATTTTGTGTGGTGAAGTGGTAGGTTGTCCATGAGCGCAGATTATGGCAGATAGACGGATGTGTCAAGGGGTAGCCGAAAATTTTAGCTAACTTTACACGATCCTTTTTTTGGGTCTTGCTTTAAGAGGTTTACTACAACTGGGGCGGGGCGTCCGCTCGCGTGTCCATGTGCCCCCCTCCCGCTTCGACAAGCGCCGAGCCTAGCGAATAACCCTTCAAGCATTGTGGTCATTATCCCCTAGGGAAAACAGCATACTTGACGCTTTTGTCTAGTTGTGAGAGTCTGAATTTGTCGGCGGTGATCGCACCGCTGATAGGGTAGGCGAATTGACCTACCGCCTGCTCTTTAACAATTGGTCATACTGGAGGATTCTATGTCAAATAGAACTTTTGAAGGGAAGGTTTCCGTTGTCCTTAACTCTAAGGGTGAGATCGCTATCAAGCGAGACCCCGAAGGCGCATGGGACAGCACTCAGGCAACGGCTCTGCATCAAAAGATGTTGGAGTTGGGCAAAAAGAACAAAGCAAGTATTAACAAGTACTCGCTGTTCTTAACTGAAGGCGGAACGGAAGCGGTCTTGTTGGCAAATCGTTACGGCAACCCGTACATTGCGGTGTTACCAAAGCGAGACGGCAACCAGCCCAACCGTCCTAAAGTGACCAAGTTGGCTTAAGAGCCTTTACCCCGGGCAGTGACAGTGCCCGGGTTCTTTTTTAACCATACTGGAGTGAAAACTATGAAGGTAACCATTGTTCCTTATAAAGACCCACGCAAACCCCGTAAACAAGAACCCAACCGGTTTCAAGTTCGCTGGCAAGCTGGAGATAGTATCTTCTTTCAATGCTTCAAGCGAGACGCCGCCGCTGTAAGGTTCCAACAAGAACTGATCGACGATGGCATACCGCCTGAGATGGTGAAGTTGAAGATGATTTAACCCCGAGAGCCACGAAAGTGGCTCTCTTTATGGAGAATATGATGGAAAAATTCTGCGAGAAGCACCCACTACTGGCCGCTGTACTGTTTGCACCACTACTTTACGTGTTGCTATGGCTTGCAATGGCACTGTTCTAACCACTGACCCGCGAAAGCGGGTCTTTTTTTGTCCTAAAAAACCTTACACACACCACACAGCACGACCAAGGGGGATCATTCCTCTTATATATCTTATATATAACCATACGTCGGGGGGTCGCGGCTCGCTTTAAAGCCTGATTTACACGCAATGTGAACACTTTCCCTGTAATTTCGTGGCTATAACCTGTTGAAACCTTACAATAATCTGTGAATCCACAACAATCTGTAAATAACTTGACGCAATTAGCCCATTTTTAGATGGTATAACCTTACACTGTACAGTTAGAAACACCAATGAAATCAACCACTTACAATTAATATCCATAGAGAGACAATCTATATAATCTGTATAATCTACACTTTTTATATACCCTTTCCTCAGCGAGTGTTCTGTCTAGAAATTTTATTTTTGCGGTGTGCAACTTCATTTCTAAAACCACAGATTATTTAGATTGTTTAACTTGACACACCCCACAACACCAGTGTTCATGCGGGTTTCAACCTGTTCCAAACAATCTATTACACCCTAACTTGACACAGATTGTTCACCTGTGTTAGCAACATCTTTTAGATTGTTTACACGCTTAAACAATACTTTACACTCGTATTCTCTTAGAGAACGAGGCCGCACTTGACGTTTTTTCGGGTCGGCGGTAGTCTGCCCTCAGCGGTCGGCGTTTTGCTTACCGCACTTTCAGTAACCTACTTTACAAGGAGCCAATCATGGCAATGATTTTTAAGGGTAATGTTTCCATCTTCTCCAACACCAAAGGTGAAGTCGTTGTAAAACCTGATGCAGAGGGTCGCTTCAATGCTGACAATGCACAAGAACTTTACACAACTATCTTGGAAGTTGCGAAGAAGAACAAGTTGACACCTAGGGTTTTCAAGCCTGAGGTTAGCGGTGATACACCGATACTTATGTGTGATCGTTTTGGTAAGCCTTACGTTGCTCTGTTACCTGAGCGTAAAGCACCTAGCAAGGTCATCATTACAAAGTTAGCTTAAGAGGAGGACGTATGAAACATCTTCATGTAACCCCTGCTTATGGTCGTGACTACAAGAACAAGGCTGAAGCAGTAGATGCTTGGCGTAGTGGCAAAGACTTTGTAGTACAGGGATTGTCAGGTTATGCTGGCAGTTATGTTGGTAAGGGTGAGTCATCAACGCTGAAGCAAGACGGCTACAGCGGAGTGATGATTCGGTTC